GTTGGTACAGGTGGTTTAGCACCAATCGCATTTAAAAAAGCTTTATCTAAAACTTTATAACTCTCATCTGTAACATCAGCTCTATCGTCAAATATTTCTGTGTTTGCATAATAGTTAAATGTTAATGCATTTTGTAATTTATCGATTGATGTTTTTAATCCACTTCCGCCAACAAACTTAAAGTTTAAGGTTATGTTTGCAATCATTGGTTGAATACCAACTCCTTCTGGATTTATATCTAAATTTTCATATGAAATTGATAATCCCTCAGGAATTATCTTTGTGTTATAAAAATCTCCAACCCTTAAAACTAAAACAGGTGGTGCACCAAAAGATGTGTTTCTAGCGTCAGCCCCGCTTAATAAATAAGGTTTATTAGGTGGTACCGCTCTTATGGTAGGGATTGTATCACCAGGTCTCATACATTGTTGTAAAAAAGTAAGTCTTGAATTTAACCCCTCTGGTGTTGTTGAGTGAAACGCTGGTTGGAAAAATTTAAGCTTTTCTTTTAAATTATCGTAAACCATCGGAGTTTCTTGTTTTATTGTTTCAAAGTAATCACACTCTGATAACAAAGCCCTTAATACTCTTTTAGTTATATTATCTTTTTCTACAACCTTTGTTTCGATTTGTGGTATTTTTTTGGTTTTAGGTACCAAAGTACCAACTAATACTGGCTCTGTTCCTTTTTGAGGTGTTACATCTGCAGTAGGTATTACAGGTGCTGGATTATCAACTCTAATGTTTCCAATCGCAACCCTTCTACAAGCCATTGCATTAACTGTATATATTTGTTTCTCTCCTTGTAATTGGGTGTCTTTTGAACTACAATTGTAAGATTCTCCTGTACCATTTGAACCATTTGTTTGGACTGTTGTTGTTTCCCCCAAAGCGGTTGTGTTGATTATGAATCTTTTAGGAGACGCTTGGTTAAAATCTTTTAATTTTGTATCAGATAGAAACCACTTACTAACCGAGTCGTTTCTTCTTTCAGAAAGCGATTGATTATACGCTTCGCTTGCAGGTGCCGATGTACTACCTTGTAAAAAAACTGTAATTATTGCGTTTTCGTTGTTACCTAAAAAATCAACAAATTCGTTTCTCATTTTTGTTAAATCATTATAATTAGATTCAATTACCGATGTGAAAAAATTTGATGTCGCATCTTTACTACTTTTGTACGGAGTAGTTGTTGTTGGGCTAAGACTATCGTAAGTTGGTTTTAATCCTAAATACTGATTATAATATGTCTCATATGTTGAGACAGGGGCTTTAGGAATATCATTATGAAAATAAAAACCTTTATTTTCGTACTTTGCTTTAAAATCTTGATTTGGTGTGGATGATTGATTTGCACTAGATGATGTTGAACCTTGTCCGTTAGGACTTTTGTCACCAGTATCAAGTGTTTTCAATGTATACTCAAGTTGTTCATAACTTAAATCTTTTGATGTGATAGCTTGTTGTATATCAAATAAATCATTAGGATTAATAGTATAATACTTCTTCGCCAATTCATATAAGTCATACTTTCTGCATCCCGCAAAGAAAGATTCTAAAATTGAATCAATTCTTGTTTTGTTTGTTTCATTATTTAAAACTTTGTTAACAATAACATTTAATACTGATGGGTGGTCAACCACTATCTTCCATTGTAATGAACCACCTCTACTTGTATTATTGTAAGTATATATCGGTTCAGGTCTTCCAATGAAATCATTTCCTTTCCAACTTGCACTAACATTTTCATTGAATGTTAAACCGTAAGGAGGAAACCACATAACTCTACCTCCATTTGGTCCTCTTTCACATATTGGTAAATCTGAAACAGAATAGCCTGCGGTTGATGAGGTTCTCCACGCTAAATTTTCTATAGAGAACATATACTTCTTTGCATAAGCATTATTAGTACTTCCTATTAAATTGGTTGAATCTTGACCCCCTTCTTGTTTGTTTGGTGCTATATTAAGATTATATGTCTTATCTAAAACAGAATAAGAAAATCTTCTTCCTTCTGTTGTTATACCATCAGTTTTTTGTAAATCACTATACTCAAGATATGGTGTGTCTTTAGCAAAAACTCTACAATATTCAGTACCAACTTCTTGTCCGATTGAACCAACATAAGCCAATACTCTTGAACCCTTTGTTAATTCTTTATACCCATCATTAAAAACTTTACTAACTTGGTCTATCGCATTACCAACATGTTGTAACCTTCTTCCACCTTGAGGTTGACTATTAATTAATCTTTGTGTATCATCAAGAATTGAACCTTCTCTATAGTCTTTATTTGTTGATTCGGTTGAGTTATATGATGATGGTCTGAAATTTTCGTCTTGTCTTACTATCTCCCCTCCAAGACCTACTTTCTTTCCAGCATTTCCTTTATATTTTGGTGATACCCATGTAAATCCACCCTCTATACCACCTCCGTCAGAATATGTTGGCCCATTCGCCCCAAGTCTAACATCTTGACTTGGTCCTTCATATAATTGAGCTAGCTCTTGTGGACCATAAACAGGCGATTGTTGTTCTTGTCCAAATTGATTAATAGGTAAATCTCCACCAGGTGAAAAAACTCTTGATGGGTCTGATGTTGTTGAACCAATATAAAAATCACTATTATTAGTGGTTGAACCAACAATTGCACCAGCCAATCTATCAAATAATGTTCTATCGTAACTTGGCTTATACTTGTTATAATCAATGTTTGCAAATAATCTAGATTTCTGTCCACCGCCAGTATTGTTATAAAATATTTGAGTACCTGTTTTATTGGCACCCAATAGTCTTGTAAAAAAGTTTCCAACCGCAGTTCGTTTAAATGCGTTTGATAATTGTTGGATTGTTGTTGGTTGACCAGAATTAATACTTGTATCCCAATATGAACCAGGTATTGTTGACGTTGGTAGAATGCTTCCCGCCAATCTAAGAGCAAAATCTGTTGCCGCCAATATTGGATTTGATGGTACCGTAATTGTATAGTTCGGCTCAATTAATGGTACTCTACCTGTAACAAGATTTAAAACATCGGTACCACTTCTAACATTGAATACGTTAGCTCTCCCTATTGTCTGTCTTCTTATCTGTGTGGCAATCCTTGCTTCAAATTCTTTTTTAAGTGTTTTAGCACCTAAACGAGCAATAAAACTATCTTGACTCAATAAACCATTACTACCTTGAGGGTCTGATGATAATAAAATAGATACTGGTGAATATAATGAAGCATTAAACGTTGTTGGGTACGGCTGATTATTATAATTGTTTGTTGTTAGTGGTTTATCTACAGAGTTGAAAAAAGCGGCGCTATCTAATTGTGTTTGTGAACCATTAGAAAAAACGTTAAGGGGTTTCCATTTTTGAGATTCAGGTAAAGCTTGGTCAATAATATGTGCATCTTGAAATCCATATTGACCTTCGTTTGATTTTGTATTCATCAACCCACCTGGGTCAGGAACTTGTTCATACCCTCCCTCATTACCATATTGGTTAAGTGGATACAATTGATTGGCAAAACTTGGTTCGTCAATTAGTTGGTCAGGGCTATCTTGTACAGATGTGTCCGATTGAATATATTCGTAGTTTGGGGATTGCGTAGGTCTGTTAGGAGCCTTTGCATATGGTGTAAGGTTTCTCGTTATAAGTTTTTTCCTAAACGCTTCCGAATTTACTAAATCTAATGGACTTGTCCCCATTTAATTGTTTTATTATAAATAGGTTAAGAGTAATTTTTTACTTGTATTATCTACCTGTCTTTTTTATTACACCCTGTTGTTCAAGTTGACCGTCAATCATTTTTGAAACTTTGGTTTTAAATTCTTCACTATTCAAATAATCAGTCAACCATTGAGCACTAACTCCTGATGGGGCTTCTACTTTGAATGTTACAGTACCGTCAAAATTAACATCTGTTTGTGTTGTTCTTGATACAACTTCAGTTAATGGTCGGTTTGCCGCCATTTGTTGAGCTCTTTTGGATGTTTCTGTACCATAGATTGTAGCATCCCAATCAGCTCCACCACCTTCTTTTTTTCCTCCACCAGCAACTCCTGCTAAAGGTTGTGTAATATATTTCTTGAAATATTCTTCAATCTCACTATTTGGTTTTACCTTTTGGTTTAATTCTACCAATGCCTCTTTAAGTCCCGAATAACCTTGTGATGTTAATGATTTAACTTGAGTTGATAATTTTTCTTCAGCATTTTTAAGTCTACTTTGAAATTCAGATTCAGTGAGTTTACTATTGGGGTCAGCTTTTTGAGTAAATAATTCTTGAATTGTTGAAATAGCGGTAGTAAACTCTTTTCCAATCTTTGCTGGTTCTGGAACTTTATCTGCAAGTGTTGTTGACACAACTCTAGCCAACCTGTCCGCACCCATAATGTTTCTTCTTACCCCACCAACTTGAGTTAATGAATATCCAATTTTGTCCGCAGCTGAAGATGTGTTAGCCTCAATTTGTTTCAACGCATCCAATTGACTTCTAGCAATATCCTCCATTGTTTTTGGTGCCTCTGCTTGTACTTCTTTAATTTTTTCAAGTTCGTCTTTGGTTACACTACCAAGCTCTTTATATATTTTTTGACCTTCAGAATCCATACCAACCGCAACCTCATACTTACCACCTTTACCCATTCTAGCCATGTTAGCCAATAATGTCTTATCTTCTTCTGGTACATTAATTTTAATTTCAGATAATCTTTTATCTAAATCCGCCGCAGCTAATGCGGTTTCTCTGAGTTGTTTGGCATTTGCAAGACCTTGTTTTTCAAGGTCTCTAAATGTTAAAATACCTTGTGGGCTTATCTTGAAACTTTTTGTTTTCTCATCAAAATAAGTAAATTGCTTAGTCATTTTAATCAAACTATCTTGTAAACCTGATGGGTCATTGATAGCTTGATTCATCATTTGGAATGGGTCTCCTAAACTTCCAGCTGCAACACCAAGTCTTTGGAAAGCTGATGCCACCTCAATTGCTCCTTGTGGGTCCAAAACTTTTTCAGCAAACTCAAATGTTTTGTTCATATCAAACCTTAACATTGATGCTTGTGATGCCATTTTGGTCAATCCTTGAACTCCATTTTCAAAATTAAATCTACTAAGACTATCGGTATTATTAACCACATCTCCCATGATAGTTTTAGCATTCAACCCAATACTTTGTACATAAGAAATTGAATTTTCAACATTATCACCAATTTGACCTGTTTGATACCCTACTTTTTGAAAAGCTGTTGTAATTGTCTCAACACTTTGCCCTAAAACTTTTGAAGTGGCGTATAGTTTTGCTATAGTCTCTTCATTTTCAATAACGTTTCTTCTTGAAGCCTTAGCAATATCAACAATTGTTTGTCCAACATCCGTTATAGAACCCCCCAACCTTGATACTTGTGGAATGGTGTTGGAGAATGCCAACATCATTTCATCCATTCTTGTTTTGGATGTTAGAAATAATCTATCTAAACTATTAGCTAAATTATAAACGTTTTGTGTGGACTGAGCAAGATTACCCAATACATCAGTTGCTCTACTAAATTCTTTACTTATATTTGCAAAGGAACCTGTATTATCTTTTGATTCTGGGTCTAGCATCATATTGGGTTACAATTATTATATATAAATAGAAGAAGGACTGTTTTTTCAGTCCTTCTTGTTATCTTCAATCCATTTGTCCAAAAGATATTTCCTTACAAACAATGGCATTTTTTCAAAATCTTGATACGTTATTTTCAAAAGAGTGTTGAGATAGTAAAACTCATCTATCTGTCCTTTTCTATAATCCGAAGAAAGGACGAAAAAATTCTACCCCAAAGCCAACATTCGCTGTTAGCTTTTCTCCTGATGGGGCTAATAAAATTCTTTTCATATCTAATTTTGGTTCGTTGTCATCCATAAATTTTCTCAAATGTTTTGAATCTAAAATTGGCATTTGTTCAACAAATTTAGCAATTTCACCCTTATCAGTACTTCCGTTTATTTCAATAATTTCTTTTTGTAGTCTCCAAGTAATTTTTGGAACTATTCTTCCTTGAGGATAGGTATCAACCATCTTTTGGATTTCTAATATTTCACCATAAGTTAAAGGTCTTAATTTTACAGTCGCACCTGATTTAGGTAATATTGTTGTAAAACTTCCATCATCAGATGGTTTTTGTCCATTAATAACTGTTAGCTCGTCAAGTGATACGGTTGTTTGGAATGGTTTTCCAGTTCCTGGGTCTGTTAAATTCAATGTAACTTCAGGTCCAAATCCAGTATTTCTTAAAAATACTAAAATTGCTTCAACATCACCTTCTAACAATTCTTCAACCCTCATGTCAGGTTCAAATATTTTGTTACGTAGAAGGTTTAATGTGATGTCAGTACCCCCACCCATTAAGATGTTTTCATCAGATGCTGTTAAGTAACCAACTTTAATTGATTTCTTTTTGTTTTTATAAAATACTCCTTGAGATGGTAATGGTACCACGTCGTGTGGGAGTGTAAAATTTTCTTGTGCGTGTGACGCTGTTTGATTGTCCATATAAAAAAATAACCGTAAAGTTTATGTCTTTACGGTTAAATATAGTTAGTCTTGATTTTTTATAAATAGTATTAGTAAACTAACACACATCTGTCCATTCTCAATGTTGCTGAAATTGTAGCCAAGTTATCAGTATTGTATGCTAAAGCGTTAAAGTTTACATCACTTAAGAAAGTTCCGTAAAGAATCCACTTTTCAACCACAACTCCTGTTGGGTCTAACATTTCAAGGTCGATATCTTTTTTGTAACCTGCGGCATATCCCATACGACCTGTCACTGATTCGGCATGTAGACGAACCCACTCCATAAGAGCTTGAGACGCTGAAGGACCAATTGGGTCTCTAAATGTTACGTTAATAGTTTGCCAGTTAAATCTACCAGCAACCCAAACAGATGTGTTTAAAAATGGTATTTCTGTTGGATTAATTGTTATGTGAGGTCTAGATGTAGATTCTACAAACCATTCGTTAATACCCAAACTTGATGGGAACCTTAAGATGAAACGATTCTGACGTTTCGGTTCGTAAGGTATCGGCATTTTCATCAGTAAATCAGCCATGTTATTTTAATTTTGTTTCTTTGTTTATATTTTATAAATATAGTCTTCTTAAAAATATTTCTCTTTACTTTGTTTTGGAAAAGAATATTCTTTATTTATATTCTTTCTTAGTGCCTCCAGCAGTAGAATAAGTTTTTACTATATTATCTGGTTTATCTTTAAAATGTTTATTCATTACTTCTACATTTCTTATATCATCATCTGAAAATCCTATAGATGGCTTAGCTGGAATAAATTTATTACCTATATCATTTTTTAAATAAGCCTTTTTATTTAAAACTGCTGACATAGCTTTTATATAGTTTACAAAATCATCCATCGCTCTCACCTTAGCTTCTTCAGGATTAGCAGCTCCTTTATCGTCACCAAAAGAAACGGGGTGGTATTTGTTCAACTCCAAGTATGATTTGATTAATTCATCATCACTCATTTCGTCTTCATCTACAAACGTTCTATATTTTTTTAAATTTTTAATTAATTGGTCTTTATCTATACCATTAAATCCATCTATAATATAATTGTATATTGCTTCTTTTAATGTGTTAGGATTATGACCTCTTGCAGTAATGATTGAAAATATTGAACCGTTATTAATTGCTTCTTTAAAGTCATTAAATGCTGGTCCTACTTTAGCTCTCATAGCGTCAATTAAAAAATCTTTGTCTCCTTCTGTTCTAAAATTTCTGAAAGGATTTTCTGCAAAACCAACAATCACATCACCATTATAGTCAAAAGGTTTTTTTCCTATTTGATGTCTGTGTTCAGCAAAATCGTCCGTACTCATTCCCACCTCATTACCTTCATCTGTTTTGACAATAATCTTGGTAGGCATATGTACAATATTATCGTCCCAATCAAACGCATAATATTTTAAATCTGGAGAACCCCCCCCTTTAAATCCCTCAATTAATCTTCTTTTCATATTTGGCTAAAAAAGGGGGACTATGTCCCCCGTTTTATTAGATATTTTCAAACGAAGCTCCTGTTGGTGTGATAAAGAATTCAATATCAATAAATTCAAGAGCTTTTGTTGGTTTAAGGTAAATTTTACCTGTAAGTGTATTTCTGTCTAAATCTTCAGGTGTAGATGAAACTGTTACACGGAAATCGTATAAACCTCTGTCTCTTCTAATTGAATCTAAGATTGGGTTAACACTGTCTAAGAATTGTTGTCTAACGATTTGGTCGTTTTGTTCAAACAACAATCTAATTGCTACAGCTGAAATTAACTTACGAGCTTGTAATAACAATCTTCTAACATTTAATCTATTAAGTGCTGTATCCGCAACTTGTAAAGTTTTATTACCCCAAATTACAGTTCCTACATCAGAGAATGTTGCAATTGGATTAATTCTACCTTGATAAAGAGTATCTCTATCTTCTTGAGTTAGTTTAATTCTTGCTTTGATTGAATTAACAAGACCTCTTGTGTAACCCGCTGATGCGAACCAAGGGAATGCAATGTTATCCGTTAGAGCCAAGTTTCTACAAACTTCACCTGTAGGTGGTAAATAGATTTGTGTATTATTTACAGTATCTCTTACTAAAATCCAAGGATAGTAAGTTGCAGTATAATTAGAATCAATTCCTGTAGTATCTAAGTTATCAACAGCTTCTTGAGAATAAATTACATCAAACTGACTTGTACCATCTGGTGTATACATTTGGTAATCAGGTGTTGTACAGATATAAACAGAGTCCGCTCTTTGATATTGAATCATGTTGATTGCCTCTTCAACTAAGTTAGAGTTATTAACGTAATCAATACTTGAAGTTGCAAATACGTTGATGTTTGTAGCTTCAGGATTAGCGTATGTTAAAATACCTAATAAATAAGCGTAGTAGTCAGTGTTTGCAAAATCTTGTGTATTGTTTTGAACTACAATTCTCTTAAATAGACCATCACCAGTCGCTGTTGGATATCTTGAAGAAGGATAAGCTCCTGCTAAATAACCAGACGCCCCTAATTGGAATCTATCTTGGTTTGTTCTATATTCTCTATAGATATCCCATCCGTCAAATCCACCCGCGAAACATACTGTGTACTTTCTTGAGTAAATAAAGTAGTAAGGGTTTTCTTGAGTTGCTGGGTCATTTCTAAAATCTGCAGCTCCACACTCAAACGCTGTTTGACCACTTGTTAATAATAATGAGTTAGATAATGTTACAACCGTTGCACCTGAGTCCATATGGAAACCTTTACTTAAGTAATTCCAAGAAATAGAATCAGTTGCAGTTTCCCAACCTGTTTGTGGATTTTGCTTTCCTTTATATTCAAAGAAAGATTCATCAAGACCAAATTGAGTAGAGAAACCTAAGTATGTTCTTCTAACAATGTCGCCAGGACTTTCTGTAGTATTTGAATTACCATTAGAAGTTCCAAATGGTGGGTTGTAAATTACTTCACCAGGATAATAATATTTTGTTTTGAATACTGGAACAGGTGATGGATTATCAGTACTTTCATACTCTCTTTGAATGTATCCATAGAATCCACAAGGAATTGCATCAATTGGATATTCATCAGCCATTTCAACCATTACATATTTTGATAATAAAGCGTATTCACCGTTTGCTGAACCAATTTTTTTAGCAACAAAGTTATTTGATGCTGGGTCCATGTTACAGTTTGTAAATTTCTCGATAACAACAGGGTTTGCATCTGTATCATAAAAATTTCTAATCAACACATCAAACGTCATATTATTAAATGATAAATTAGCAATTGAAACTTTAATTTCAGTATTAGCAGCATCACCATCAGAAATCGATATAAACCTAAATAAAGAATAAACTTTATTACCTCTTAATTCTGAAACCAAATATGGTGTTTCAGGTGATTGATATTTTTCAAGATTCCAAGCGATTGAACTTGGATTTTGACTTCTCGCATCTGGTAAAGCAACTAAATCACAATTCAATCCACGAATATATCCTTTATTGTAAGCGTAATTTAAAACCCCTTGATAACTTTCTTCAACGAATAATGGAACAGTTGTTCTTGATTTTCCAAAATTGTCAACACCAAGTACTTTTGTTAGATACTTTGAAGAAGAAGCTAATAATGATGTTTCAAAAGAGAAAGATTTACTATCTTTAGTAACACCTGAAATTAAGAAAGTCGCATATGGACTTTCAGTTACACCTGAGTAATTACCAGAACAAACTAATTGTACATCAGTTAATCCCGTTACTTCATATATTTGACCATGTTCATCACTTGAAGAGCTATTAGAATATAAAGATATACCTCTTGAACGTAATGTTGCAATAACCATATTATTATATTCTGAATATGCTGTTCCTGAGTAATTATAACTTGTACCTGAAATTGTACCTGTGAACGTGTTAGACGCTCCAGAAACAAAAGAAGTTACTGCATAATAGAAAGAATATCCTGAATAATTATTCCCTGTAGTATTATCAAAGTTAGCGTAATACCAAGGGTCGTTGTTTGCTGCACTTAAATCATTCAATACTAAATCAATTGAATCACAAGAATATTGATTTACAGGTGAATTATACTGTGTAAGTAATTCATAATAATCGTTTTCAGGTATTGAACCATAAACGTTTACTGTTGATGATGATAAAGTACCATCAGATATTACATCATAAACAAACGTATTAATATCATTTTGTATTGTAGAAACACTACCGTCTTGTAATCTATATTGATAGTTTAGATTAGCTTGAACCGATGATGGTAATGGACTTGTAATAGTTACTGTATTTCCTGTTGAAGTTCCTGAGAACGTTGCTGACCATGTAGCTTCTGTTGCAGTTAAAAGACCAATAGTAGTAGGGTCAACATTCGCTGTCACTCTAATACTCCAAGATGGACCCGCGTCATATCCTGATAAACCTAATACTCTTGTTACAAACAATTGGTTTGATTGTTGTAAATATGATTTAGCAATATATGCCGCCTCATATTTTGGAATTTGAGTATTAACAAACTTTGTTGGTTCTGTTCCGCCAAAATAGGCTTGGAATTCATCATAGTTAGTTATGAATACTGGTTCAAATGCTGGACCTTTTATTGTTTCTCCTACGAGACCTAACGTTGTTACACCGACACTCTGAGCTACGAACGATAAGTCCGTTTCAGAAGTGTACACTCCAGGTGACACGTATACTTTTTGATTTGCTTGTGCTGTTGCCATTATTAAATTATTCTAATGCAGATTTATTTTAATGATAAATATTAGTTACTACCACAAAAAACTTGACTTTTAGATATGTATTTGTAAACGGTATGAATTAATTCTGCCTTTTTTCTACCATGAAAACAAAGAAAGAAATAAAGAATATAAAAATTGACCCTGCAATACATGATATCCTAAAAAAATATTGTGATAAGAGGGGAATGAAAATTTATAAATTCTTAGAAAATTTAATTATTGAAAAGTGTAAAGAAAAGAAAGATGTGTATGGGGAAGACTAAACCAACGTATTTTCAAATAAAATATTTGAGTCTTTATTATTGTCATTTTTTACAACTTGAATTCTTAAAACATCATTAGTTGTTATCTGTACAACATCAACATCACTACCATAATAATTGTTATTAATGTAAACATCATATGATGAAACATTATTAGAATTAACAAACTTCATATCCGCGGTAAAATCAATCATATCACTTAAAGTGTCATTACCCCCAACAAAAAGAAAATTAAAATCAAACTCACCCTGTACAAGAGAATCTTGTTTTTTTCTTTGTTTTAAAGTACTAACATCAATCTCAAAAACCTGAGCAGCTCTGACAATTGCTGGCTTAACTTCAAATTCTTCTTCATCAATCAAATATCCTAACATGGTAAACTCATACGATTGGACATAATATTTTCTAGCGTCCATAGTCATTTGAGATTCGTCTGATACATTATTTAAAATGATTGGAACATACTGACCCTTAATGAATGTATATGCTTGTCTTGAAGAAAATGTTTGCATTACAATCTTATTAAGTTGATTAAGTTCCCTCATTCTATTACAAATAATTTTGACGCTATATGTAATGTCTACAGGAACTGGTTGAGGTATTGTATATATATCCATACCCTGAACGTTTCCATCCCAAGTTGGTACTGAAGCATAATAAAATTGTTTTCTATTTGGAATTGTATATTGTAAGGCTGGATTAGTACCGTATTTTACTTCAGGACTTCTAACTACAGTTATAAATGGAGGAGCTGGGTTATAATCTAAATCAACAAATTTCCATGTTTCCAAATATTGTGACCAGTTTTGAGTTGTAATAATAATATCCAACATTGGGACAATCTTTCCTGCAGTTATAACTTCAAGATTAGTTTTAACAAAATCTAACATCCCCCTGTCCAAATCCGCGTGTAATACTGATTTTGGTAGATATGTACCATCCTTATTAATGTATTCTAATAATTGTTCTCTACGTGCAGACAATTCTTTCTTAGGTACTAATGGTAATGTTTTTTTTATTTGCTTTGGAAACGGCATACTAAATTCTTAATAATGTTTTTATATTCCTCTAAATTCATTTTCGCTAACATAAGTTGCGACAATTGTTCTATAGAAAGGTTTGTATCCACCATAGGTGTGTTTATTATCAGACCTAACATATCCATCATCACTAACGGAATAATATCTAACCCTATCTTCAGTTTCATAATATCCTAAATAATCACCCATGAATATTTCAACACCAAGGTCATCAAGTTGTTTTTGATAAAGTGAAAATTTCATATTTCCTGGCTCTTGTTGTTCTACTTTTGAATTTCCTAAAAACTTATTAGTAGGGGCCATAACTTGAACAAGTCCCTTTAATTCAACAGGTGCCAAAAATTGAACCCCGTCTTCTAAAACCTCACCATAAACATCATCAGTTTTTGTTTTATATCTATCAATTCGATATAATATAACTGTAAAGTTCATATCGCCTTCCAACCACTCTTGACCCATACCAGTATCTAATGCATAATCTTCCCCACCAAAAAATTTACCTAGTCTTGTAATTGGTACTAAATTTTCCATATTGATAAATACTCAAAACATAACTATATTTAACTCAAATATTTTTTCGTATAAATGGATGTAAGTTTAGAATCAAAAGCAATGACCTTGTTGGAGTCCTATAATGGGGGCAACAATTATTTACTTGAGTTAAAAAGAAAATCTCAACTTAATAAAAAATTTTATCCAACAAGAAGTCAGTCAGAATATATTATCAACTTTCATGACAAGCAACCAAAGGTTGCAAAAAAGTGGGTTGTTCTTGATGCATATTTTGCCCAAAAATTAGCTGACGATAAATTACTTACACAGGTACCCGAAAAAATTTGGGTCGAAAAATTACTTGCAGATAAAGAGAAAGCGTTTCATATTTGGGGTAAGATATCTGAAAATGATAATCTTCACGATTTTTGGTTACCAAAAGCTGCTGTGATAAAAGACAACTCAGTTAAAGACGTTGTTATCAGTTATGAAAAATACTCACATAGACCACCATTAGAACATCAAAAAGAAGCAATTCAGAAATTAGTTGAGAATAAAAAGTTTATTCTTGCGGATGACATGGGACTTGGAAAAACTACTTCAACAATTATTGCGGCTTTAGAATCGGGTGCAAAAAAAGTTTTAATAATTTGTCCCGCAACTTTAAAGATTAACTGGAAAAGAGAAATTGAGAATTATTCACAAAAAACGGTGTTTATTGCTGAAGGAAAAAATTTTAGTACTGAACATGACTTTGTTATTATAAACTACGATATTATAAAAAATTTCCATGACGTTAAGAAAAAAGATGACTCGCAAATTTTTAGAGCCGATTTTGATTTGGTGGTCGTTGACGAAGCACACTATATCAAAAACGCTACAGCACAAAGAACAAAACTAATTAACGATATTGTTAAAAAAGTTGATAGGATTTGGCTTTTAACAGGAACCCCAATGACTAGTAGACCTATTGACTATTACAATTTATTAAGTCTTGTTGATTCACCTGTTGCCAAAAACTGGATGGCTTATGCCATAAGATATTGTCAAGGATACCAATTTAATGTTGGAGGTAGAAAAGTTTGGAATGTCATGGGAGCCTCAAATCTTGAAGAATTAAGGGACAGAACATTGGGATTAACTTTAAGAAGATTGAAGGAAGATGTTTTAGATTTACCAGATAAAATTATAACACCTGTTTACTTGAGATTAAAATCCAAAGAATATGAAGAAGTAATGGGTGAATACTATAATTGGTACGAAAAAAATCCCGAAGAATCAAAATCACTTACAGTTCAATTTACAAAACTTACCAAAGTAAGACAAATTATTGCCGATGAAAAGATTGCCCAAACAATTGAATTGGCGGAAAATATTATTGAGCAAGATAAGAAAGTTATCATATTCTGTAACTTTACCAATTCATTAAATAAAATTGTTGAACATTTTGGAAAGTCCGCAGTTAAGGTGGATGGTTCAATGTCAAAACCTGAAAGACAACACAGTGTGGATTCATTTCAAGAAAATGATAAAGTAAAAGTATTTGTTGGTAACATCAAAGCTGCGGGTGTTGGACTTACTCTTACCGCCGCTGAGGCTGTCATTATGAACGACCTGTCATTTTTACCATCAGACCACGCCCAAGCTGAAGACCGAGCTTATAGATACGGTCAAAAAAATAATGTATTAGTTTACTACCCCATATTCGAAAACACAATCGAAGGAATTATCTACGACATATTAAATAATAAAAAACAAGTGATTGCCACGGTAATGGGGGACAATCAAAACAG